TCACATGGCTCGGGACAACCGCAACGATTACCACAATGTGGATCTAGTCTTATATCACCTTTTTCTTTAATGGTTTTCTTAACCATTAAAGCAACTGTAGTGCTTATGGTTCTATTATCTCTTTCTGCTATTCTTTTTATCTGCTCATAAACAGACTCACGAACATTCAAAGATTTAAACACAGGTTTATCTTTAATTCTGTAACCTAATCTTTCTTTTACATCATCTCTTAGATCTTCTTCTTTAATCAAACCATCTTGAAAATCGTGCATTTCTTCTTCTATTTCATCTTCATAATGTTGATTTACTCTTCCCATAATATCTCCTATTATTAATTATAATTACTTATATATAAGTAATGGTTGGGAAATAATAAGTCAAGTAAATAATCTTTTATTTTTATGGGATACACTTTACATATAGTTTCTGTCATATTTTTTTGTTTGTAAAAATTTTTTAAAAATAGGTGTAACCAGTGTAACCTTGTAACCAATGGGTTCAAACCCTTGGTATGCTTAAGGGTGTTGGTTACACTTTGGTTACAGATGTTACACTTCAAAGCCGACCGCGTCATTTTTTTTCCTTTTTTTATTGAAAAAATATGGGAGAAACTCTATTATTTTTTCATGCCACTTACTAATAGACAGAAAACTTTTTCTAAACTCATAGTCGAAGGGACTTATTCTAATTCTGAATGTGCCAGACGAGCTGGATACTCTGAAGGTCAGGCCCGAAAGACTGCGAGTTTGCTTCTCAATGGCAGAGACTTTCCTCTTGTAGTTGACCACATCAAAGAACTCCGTGAAAATTACGAAAGGAAATATGGAGTTACTCTGATGGGTCAGTTGAAGAGATTTGCAGATCTCTCCAAAGGCGCTGAAGAATCTGGACAGTTCTCTGCAGCCGTGAACGCAGAAAAGTACAGGTCTAATCTTGGTGGTCTTGCCGTTGATCGTAGGGAAACAAACATAACTCATAACTTAGATAAACTCTCTCGTGAAGAGATTGTAGCTAGGCTCTCTGAAATTAGGAAAAATCACCCCTCTGCATTTGAAGGTGAATATAAAGTGGTCGAAGAGAGTGGAAGGGCGAGGTCTCTCTCCGACCTGGGCAAATAGCAATTCCCGATATTGCTCCGTGCATTTCAAAGATAGATCAAACATTATCGAGAAGTCAACCCTTTTGCCAATTGTTTATATATTCTAGTAGAGCTTGACTATTAATACGAACTGCACTTGGTATATCTTCTGATGCAATATTGTTTTCTAACCACTCTTTTATTTTATCAATTACTTCTTTATCTTGCATTTTTATTCTCCTCTTGGTTCTTGGTAGTTTGCATTTATGATAATCTCTTCTGTATCATCTTCATTTAGTTTAGATAAAATGACATCATCATAACCTTGTTTAGTCCAACCATTGTAACTATCCAAAGCATCTTGGTAGTGGACAAAAGCATCATCAACACCACCAACCCAAACAAGATATCGCCAACCTTTCTGATATTCATTGAGTTTCATTTTCAATCTCCTTCTTGATTGCTAATCCAATTAACATTGCATTTTGTGGAACGATAGCGTTACCCAACGCTTTTAGTCTGTTGGCTCTGTCGGGTTGGTTTGAGATAATTCTTGGGACTCCTCTAGGTTCGTGAAGCCAATAGGATACCCCATTAGCCACTCCGTCCAATCGCAATTGAGCCTCGCATCTCCCTCGATCTGATACATCTTGTGTGCCAGGTCTATTTGTCTGCCGTCCTTCAGTCTCTTTTCGTAATACTGATTGTTGCCATTGTAACTGTGTTTCTTCAGTCCCGAGTTCGGTGTTGGAAACTTCCACTCTTCCATTCGTGGTGGTCTCAAGGTTACTCCGTTCATCATGGCTTGTGCTTCTGCTTCCGTTAGTTCTCCTCTCTCCACTTTCTTTCGAAAGATCATTGTTTGTCCCTCCGAGGCATGTCCGAACCCTTTTGTTGTTGGTGTCGGATACATTGCCATTGTCTTGGGATCCACTTGTTCTCTCAAGTTGCTCGGTCTCTTGCGACCCTTTCGGTGTCCTTCTTGCATCTTCTTGGTCGCTTCTGCACTTCTTGGAGGAAGGGAATCCATAGTTGTCGGGGTCGCCCAAGTTTCTACAGATGATCCAAAGTCTGTCTCTTTTGTGTCTTGCTCCGATTGCACTAGACGGAAATACAAATGTCCTCGTATGGTAGTTGAGGCTTTCCATTGCAAACAATACCTCGTCAAGTCCCAATGAGATGTGTCCATAAACATTTTCGAAAACGCAATAAGTGGGTCTGATTTGTTCAATAAGTTTATGCAAGTACGGAAAGATGTGGCGAGGGTCTTCTGTGCCGAGCCTTTTGCCACTCGTTGAGAAGGGTTGACACGGATATCCACTTGTGAGGATATCTGGTCGTTCTGAAATAAATCTTGTTGGGTCATCTGCGATCTCCTTTACATCATCATAAATTGGGACACCTGGGAAATTTTTACTAAGCACTTTCTGACAGAATTTCTCAGTATCACAAAATGCTATGGGTTTAGATAGCTTTGCCCATTGAAACCCAAGAGCAAAGCCACCAATACCACTACATAAATCAAGGTGTTTGAGCATTATAATTCTGCCTCAAAATCACATTCTCCTTTTTTAAGTATACAATCATAAATCTGTCTACCAAGTTGTAACCTTGCATACCATTCCAAGTAGTAACGAACACCTTCTTCAGTATGTTTTGTAGGGTGTGCTTTTTCGTCAAGATATTCAACTAACATCTGACTATTGTAGCTTTCCCGATTTTTAAAAAACTCATCTATAAGTTCTCGATACTTACCTAAATGTCTATCACATTCAAGCATACCTTTATGAACATTCTTTTTATCTTTTGTCCCAAAGTAATAGTGATAAAATCTAGGCTCTCCCTCTACTCCAAAAAAGTCTGCGTCTGTACTATTTTGTATTCCAAACCAAAACTTTCCTTCAATATCTCCATTGTAATATCTACCCATTGTTTTTCCTTTCATGGTTTTTAAGATTTTCTTTTAGTTCAATTAAAAATTCTTCCATATCTAATGCTATTGTTACATCTGTTTTGTCAGAATAAATTACCTCTTCAATCCTTCCGACAACATAATCAACATCAACTCTTAAACGATCCATTATGCGTATTCCTTCCATACATTAAGTGCTTCTTCAAAGTCCAAAAAGTTCAAACACTTTGACGTTGGGTGTCTGTCTTTCAACATTTTCTTCATAACGACATCTTGATTTTCGGTCTTGTATTTAAGTTTTCCAAAAGCAAACATTTCTTTTTTTGCTTCATCAAAACAAATATACTTGCCCTTCAACTCTTTCTTTAGTTCTTTTCGATCAAGCCAATTATATAATTCTTGATGACAATAATGCTCCAAGTCTAAATCTGTGGAGTAAGTTTTGCCATTGTATTCCCAAGTTTCTTGACCAAACTTTTCAACGCACCACTTATTAATGTCTTGAAGTCTAAAACCACTTTCGGGATATGTGTGTTGTCTATCACAACCACCATGTCCATCATTAGATACTTCAACTGCTTTCTTGCCATTGATATATACTGTGGCATTATAACAAGGTGTTTCTTCTGAACCTCTTGCATAGTGTGAGATATTTTTTACCTCTAGTTTTGAAATCTGCATATCTTTTCCTTTCGTTTGTTGTTGCAATTTTCAAGATAGTACACGAATGATCCGTGTACTACTTTGACAACTGCAATCTTATTTAAAAGATACAATATCGAAACTTCTATTATCATCATGAATTGTTTTCCACCCAATGAAATTAATTCTTTGGGACAATTGTGATATGGTAGTTTTGCAATCTACACTTTCGCCTTCTGCATCTGATCCTAAAACTAAACCTTTTCCAACGAGAGTTATTAATTTTCCTCTGTCAGTCAATACAGTCCAATGATAGTTTGCACCCTTTAATAAACCCTCATCATCTACATAAATTGTGTCCTCATTATCAAATGGATAAACGGCATCATAAGTTGTGCAATCTAAAAATTTATATATGGTCTTGTAGTCCCCATCATAACTAATGGTTCTTATTGTGTTATCCTTTGGATCAATTAATAATGCTTTCATTTTTCTCTCCTTCTTGGTTTAAATTTTTGTATTGTGAAGAGGCAAATTCCTCTGCCTCTTCAATCTCTTCATGGATCTTGTAAATTATTTCAAAACCCCAAAAGTCTATTCTCTCCATTATACTGCCTTTTTTGTGTGGTAAGTTGCTCTAAGATCAACCCAATTATTTTCTGATTGCTCTTGTTTTCTTTTGATCTCCTCGGGAGTTGCCAAATTGCTTTTTTCTAAAACATCTACGGCAAACTCTTGGACATCATACGCAAGTTGTTCTTTATATCTTTTAAACTCACGATCAACAATTTCAAAAGTTTTAGGATTGATCCAATAAACTCCATTATCTCCGTTGTCAGTATCCATCTGACAATAGACACCAACTCCGACAGATAAACCACCTTTAAACCAATTTGTAATTAATTGGATTAATCTAGCTATTCCATAATCTCCATTTCTAAAGTCTGCAATTTTATGAGCCTTTAAAAAGCCTTCGATACTATCTCGACCACCATTCCAATGCAGATAAATTGAGGGCGAATATTCTTTAGGTACACCTTCACACTTAAAAGATATTACTGCTCTATTTCCCATAATATTTCCTTTCTATTTTTATTATGTTAAACTTTCTTATCTCAGGATTATCCCAAATTATCCCATAGAAGGCAAGTAAAAAATGACAGAAAAAAACTTTTTTTTAAGCATAAAAAAACAACTTCCAAAAGGTACGTTTATCCAAAAAATAGAAAATAAGTTTAATAGTGGCTTTCCCGATATAATAATCATTAATGAAAAATTGCCTTTATTTATCGAGTTAAAATCGCCAACAAAAGGAAACACTTTCAAGGTCGAACCTTCACAGATTTCAACACATTTGAGGATACAAGCCAATAATTATGTTTCTTTTTTCTTGGTTCAAGCACCCTCTAAGTCGGTTATATATTTGTTTGAAGGTGGCACTTTGTGCAAGGCATTTGCTCTGCA